GCTTAAGAAGTCAACTATTGACCCTTATAACTTGAAGGTTGATGTGTGTGAACCATGTCACATTATAGCTAAAGATGTTATAATACATTATGAGGGTATGGTTGTTGATGCATTGATGGGGGTTATTGAGGATAAAGCTGAGAAAGAGGAGAAGATAAATGAAAGGTGTTTGTGTAACTGAATGTGAAGACTGTAAATCTTTTAATAAAGAAACTCTCTCATGCTATGAAAAACTTATTAATGATTTGAATGATGAAATATTAAGACTCAGAAAATGAGAGCTTATGCTCCTAAACAAGATTAATGAAATTGTAGATCAAATGGAGGACTTACGATATGGCTAAAACAGGTAGACCAGAGGTTTATACAACAGAGCTTGGTGATGAAATATGTAATAGACTGTCGGCTGGTGAAACGCTTATACAGATATGTAAAGATGAACATCTACCTTGTCGGAAGACTATCTATAACTGGCTTTCAAGCGGACTTGATGAGTTTTTACGCAATTATACACAAGCGAAAGACCAACAAGCTGAGTATTATGCTGATCAATGTATTGATATTGCTGATCAAACTGATGGTGATACTAAGATATCAGCTAATGGTTTGGAGAAGGCAGATCATGAATGGATCCACAGATCACAAATTCGTATTGATACAAGAAAGTGGTATGCAACTGTAACTAAACCAAGAAAATATGACCTTGCTTATGTACGTGCTTTACATGAGAAAGAAGAAGGTGCTAGAACTATCAACGTAAATCTCAATGTAGCTGATGTTACTGAATGTGAAGAATGAAACTAAAGCTGAAAGACATAAATGGTAAGGTCATCAAGGACGGTGATACGGTGTTTATTCGTAGCCTGCTGCCGTGGGGTATGGAAGAAGCCACTTTTAAAGTAATTATTGATAAAAAAGGTATATACGTACTCGGTAATGTAGATTTTCCGGGCAGTTGGTTGTCAACGTATATATTAGAGATGAACAATCCATATCCGGGTATGCCAGAAGAGTGCAAAACAATTGTGAGGGTCGTTGATGCTACTATCGAGCAGAGGATGGATAAGAAGAAAGAATGGCAAAAGCTAAAAGACAAAATTGCAACATGCGTGGGTTATCATTTTGCGCATGAGCCTAAGCCCATTAGCAATATAGTTGAGTGGGAAAGAAGATTTATGCAAGAGCTTTCGGAGGTTATGAAGGATGAAGATGGATAATTTAGAATGCGGTTGTCAATATATGCCGTACGCTGGAGTAAAGGCCTTGAAAGAAGAAAATAAACGGCTTAGAGATATAATTGCAGAGATTGAGAGGGTCCTAGATGTCGAAAACTAAGTGCTACAATATTTGCGATCACTGCGGGGAAGTAATAGAAGAAAAAGTACGAAGGTTTTTCGCAACAATTGATGATGTAGATATTACTGTTGTAGAAGATTGTTGTAGATTTATCAAAGGGTTTATTGTTAATAGCGTTTTTACTTGTACAAAGTGCTGGATGAAGAATGAAGACTGAGCTTAAGGATAATCCAGAGAAGGAGGATTTATGAAAGAAAAAGATATTAATGATTTTGCAATAATCACACAAGAAAGTTGTGATGGTGGATATAGTTTTTCAGTTTCGAGAGAAGCTGAGGAAGTTGCTAAAGCTATTGTTGAATTATATAAAAAAATAGCTGATCTTCAAGAGAAGGTGAAGCACTTGGAAGGTGCTTACTAGGATTAATTTATGAACCATAAATTTATTGTTAATAAAGATAGTATTGGGGATCCGTTTGAAACAACTAGGGCTAGATGTCCGCATTGTGGAATACAACTTTTTATATATAAAACTAGATGTTCAGGGCGATTTGAAAAAGCAGGAAGGGTAGCAAGGAAAGTAATATATGAATGTAAACATTGTGATTTTCTTATGCGATTTGAGGAAAGTCTTGCTAGAAGTGGTTTTGAATGGGGTGGAACTAGCAATTTAGTTCCTTTAAGGGTAAAAAGAACTTACCGAACGAAGGATTAATTTGTGATGGAGTTTAAAAGAATGAAAGCATACGTAATCTTTAAAGACACCAAGAAATGGTGGGGCTTCTTTCTAAAGAAAGGATTTGGTCATTGCTTTTTAGTGCTTCAATCAGAGAATAAACATCTACTGCAACTAGATCCGCTAAATCATCGTCTGGACATACAAATGTTTCATAACTTTACCAAAGTAAAGGATATAACCCGCTTGTTTAAGCATTGTCACGTAGTAGAGCTGGAAACAGATCATATAACCACACCTAATCGCTTATTCTGGCGCTGTGGTGTGTTTAACTGCGTGAACCTAGTGAAACATATGCTGGGCGTTAAATGCTTCGCTATGACGCCGTATCAGCTTTATAAGAGGCTAAAGAAAGAGGTGAAGGATGACAAGTAATTGGGCGAAAACTTTCCGCCCAACTTTTAATGTGAATTATTTCATCATAAATTAATCCTTGACGTGTTAAATAAACAATCTTACTATCCATATCAGGTTTTATTATATACGATAAGGATTAATGTTATGGGTGGTAATGATTCAGATACAGCTCTTTGGAATGCTCAACAAAAGCAGAAAGAAGCTGACGAAAAACTTAAGAAACAACAAAAGCAACAGCGACAAGCAGCTGAAAAGCAGCGTATTAGTGGTGAGCGAGCTACTTCTGCTGGTGGACAGATAGCACAAAAAAAGAACACTTCATTGTTGGGTGGTTAATCAATGACTAAACCAGTATTGACTTATGAAAAGTTATTAGAGATTAATAAATTCTTTGAGGGTTTGAACTCTAAAGGAAAATTAGAGGTTATGTTAGAAAATTGTTATGTAGAAAATGGTAATTTTTATGATTACGACGGTAATAAATTAGAGCCTGACGATGAAATCATCAAAGAAGATAAAGAAGTAATTAGGCGTTTATTGGACGATTAATATGACCAAACTGGAAGACTATCAAGAACGGTTTGCAGCAGCTCAAGGTGTTGCATCTGAATATAAGTCTCATTTCGAGCAGATCTATGGCATGTTTATGCCGAACAAAGATAACTACGACACAAAGAACGAATCTCGTGGTGGGATTAAGAACATCAGGCTGTACGATACAGAGGGTGTGATAGCTCTTGAAAAACATGTAGCGCAAATGCATATTGGCCTAACACCAATCGGTCAAAGATGGGCTGAGTTGTCAGCAGGTAGTCAAGTTCCAGTAGCATCACAAGATCAGTTCAATAGAGAAGCACAAGAAGCTACAGAGATATTATTTAATTATATAGATGCATCTAACTTCCATCTAACAGCTAATGAAGCTTATTATGAATTAGGAGTTGGGACTGGTGCTATTGTAATCAACGAAGGACCAGACGAGAACCCTTTTATATGTTCAGCTGTTAAGTTACCGTTCTATTATCCTGAAGAAGGGCCGAACGGAACCATTGAGACAGTATGGCGTAAGTTTGAGAACTTTTCTTATCGTAATATATTGCGTACATGGCCACGAGCCAAAATCCCACAGATTATGCAAGAATCAGCAAAGGATGCTCCAACTTATAAGATAGACCTACAAGAAGGCACAGTCTTTGATGAAAAGACAGGAGCATATGAATATATCTTGTGGCATGATGAGTCAAAAGAAGTGTTACTATCTGAAATGGTATTATCCTCACCGTGGGTTGTGTTTAGGAGTTCCAAAAGAGCTAATGAACTATATGGTAGAGGACCAGCCGATCGGGCATTACCGACAATGCAATCGCTCAATCAAATATATGAAGATAAACTTCGAGCAGGTGCTTTCAGGTCAATGCCCATTTATCTTGGTGTTAATGACGGTGTGTTTAATCCTTGGACAACTAATTTAGAACCAAACACCATAATTCCTGTAAGTCCGTTTGGTTCTAATCCACCATTAACACCAGTTCCTCAGGGCGGTAATCCTGAATATGCTGTTGAGGACATTATGGATTTACGTAAGCAGATCAATAATATCTTTATGACAGATCCTTTGGGTTCAATTGAAGATCCAGCTAAGACTGCTACTGAAATAATGATCCGTAATCAAGCAGCGCTTGAACTTAAGATACCATCAATAAGCAGATTACAGGTTGAGTTATTAGACAAGGTCATACAACGCTTTGTGTTCATTCTCAAGAAGAAGGGTTTGTTTCCACCACTTAAAGTGGATGGCAAAGAGTTTGCAATAGAATATAAATCCCCGCTGATTCAAGCACAAGATCAAGCAGATGCTACTAACATTGTTAAATATGTTCAGACACTACAAAGTACTGTTGGACCTGATAAGGCATTAATACCACTTGATGAACCTGATTTCTACTTAGAACTAGCTAACAAGATGAATGTACCACTCAAGGTTTTAAAGAGTGCTGTTGAGATAGAGCAAACACTAGATCAGATGGCACAAGCAGAACAAGAACAAAATCAACCACAGTTACCGCAAGCTCCTGTTGGTGGATTACAGTAATAGCTTGCTAAACAGAGGAGAGCGTTAATTATGGTTATGTCAGTTCCGGCAGATCAAACACCTATGTGCGATAGGCCGCCAGAAATAGTACCAACAGCCCCGTTAGAGGTTCAAGAGATCTTAAATAAGATCGATTCATATACAATCAAAGAAATCCGCGACTTATTAGATTACTGGGATCTGGAGGTCGGTAAATTCTATGGTAAACATGTGTTCTTAGCAACCCTAAGAGATAGAGTGGTAGATCTTAAGCGAGAAGCAAGACAAGTAAAACAAGTTGTAGATAAACCAACACTTGAATCAAGAGATGATGAACTAGCAAGATTACGTAAACTAGAGGAGAAATACAATAATGAACGAGCCGAAATTCCAACCGCCAAAAGTACAAGACCAAGAGCAAAACCAACCGTCAAACGAGTTAAACAACCTAATACTAGAGGTGTTCGACAGAACAAGCCCAGGAAAAAAGTTATTAAAACTTCTGCATGAGGAATATCTACATAAGTTTATAAACCCAGTGCAGATAAACTCTATAACTCCATTTGCTGCTGGCTTTCTCGAAGGTGAGAAAAGCATGATGATATTCATAGAACGGGTGATTAGGTTTGCTAAAACCCCCGAACAAGTTAAGGAGAAGAAATAATGACTGAAGAAATAGGAACAACAACAGTAGCAAGTGCTCCGCAGGAAGGATCACCAGAGGCATCACAGATACATTCATCAACGATGCAAAATACCGAAGGAACTATGGCGATCGAAGGAGAAACTGGAAAGGTAACAGGTGTGCCAGAAGAAGAGTTTAAGTGGAGTTGGCAAGAAGGTTTGCCAGGTGAGGGCAAGCGTCCCGATTGGATTAGTGAAAAGTACGATAGTGTTGAAGCACAAGCCAGAGCTAACAACGATGCACAAGAGCTTATTGGTAAATTAAAGAACCAATTAGGTAAGTATGCTGATTGGCACGCACCAGAAGCTTATGACTTTAGCGAAATTACAGGTGATGATTTCGCTTTCAACAAAGACTCAGCAGAGTTCAAAGGATTTACAGATCTAATGCATGTTAATAACATACCAAACGAATTAGCTAATCAACTTGCACAATTGTACAAAGCAGATCAAATGAGCAATAGGATAGATCCAGCTGAAGAAATAAAGGCTATTGGACCAGATGCACAGCAGCAGTTTGATGCTCTTAATAAATGGCGTGAATCTTATAGTGATGAAACATCAGAGTTTCTAAGAAAGACAGCAACA